TTGCTGCAATGACGAGTCAGATTTATCGCAGACTTCGTAACGACAGCCCTCGATTTCAGCCAGTGAGTCTTGCAGAAACTCAATGATGTTGGCCGTTTTCTTGGCCGAATGCAGCGTGATTGGACCCATCAGGCCATGACGGCCTTGGTAGGCTTCGGCAAACGCATCCGCGTGGTCAATGATACTGTCGTAAAACGCTTGCAAGGCCACATGTTTGGAGTAGCTGCGGGTGTTCAGGTGAACACTGTGCGCCACATCACGGGCCAAAAACAACATTCCTACAAAATCGGCGGCTTTCATTGTGGCATTCCTTGTGGTGGCATCATTTCTTGCTGCATCTCGGGCTGCATCTCGGGCTGCATCTCCTGCGGCTCACGCATCTCAGGAATACCGCCTTGTTCCATCGCAGCAGCAACCACACCCATAGCGATGTCTTGAATCTGCTGCTCGGTCATACCCGCCTGCACTGCGCTGATCCGTTGAGTCTCAGCTTGATACGCTTTGATCTCGGCTTCGTAGTCTTTGCGCTTCATGTCCTGCATCTCGATGGACTTGCCGACGTTTTGAATCATCTGGTGCATTTGCTCCATCTCTTGACCCATCGCCTCCATCTGCTGCTGCGCTGCGGCCAGCGCTGGATTGTCTTCCGCATCACCCATCAGCTTGGGATCAATGGTCTTGGCAAACCGCTTAGACATCTCTTGAGCGCCCGGCCAGTCCATGTTCTTGACAAACAGATCGCCAGCAACTTGCCACAACTGTGGGTTGCCTTGCAGCAACTGAGCCATAGCCTCAAGAGCTTCTTGACGCTTGGTCGCGTAGCCAGGGCCAGTGGTCGCCACAACGTCGTACTTGCCGACGCCAGGGTTGTAAATCTTCTCGATCACAATGCCTTGCTGGTCAACGATCTTGTTGACCGGCTCTTGCTGCTCGGGGTTGATCTTGACCATCTTAGTCTCGCCGTCCTCACCCACGATACGAGCGATGCGTTGTGTGTCGTAGATTTTAGGGATCAGGTCGATCAGTTGACGGGCAATGTGACGCACGCCACGGGCCAAGTTGTCGCCGTAATGGTAAGTACCTACGTCGCCTTCTTTTTGACGCGCAAGAATGGCTTTTCCTGAGCGTTCGTTGCTGCCCATGCCCAAAGAAGCGTTGTATTGGCCTGTCGTGGACTTGATGTCCTCGGCAGCGCCCGCCTTGGCTTGCAGGAGGCCGCTGGAGGCCATCGGCGGTTGTGCCCGCTGGGGTAGTGGCAGGACAGCGCCTTGACCGTCTGTAACGTCAGGATTGACCTCCAGATAGGGCCAGTTGTTTGTGTTGGCGGTCTTCCACTTGTCTTCGTAGCCTTCAAACTGACCACCGTAGCCGATAAATGGCGCTTTTGGTGCCAGGGCCAGCATCTCGGCTTCTTGTGAAACCCAATAGTTGTACATGCGCTGGGCATCTTTGGCGTTGCGCACCAAACCCGACACGTACAAACGGCCATCGACCTCGAACTCGTTGCCAACAATGCGAATCACCGGAATCCACTTGCCTGCCCATTCGCGTTCTTCAAGAATCTCGTAACCGTTGATCTTGCAATACTTTACCCGTGGGCGATCGGACTCACGCGACTTGACTGGCTTGCCAAAGTGAGCCTTGAGCATCTTGTCTTCGGGCGTACCGGCAAATGCGGTCGCATTACCGGGGTACAGGTTCAGCGTTGTGCGATCGTAGTCAATGTAGTAGTAATCCGCGATGCGGATTGTGTCTTCATTGAGCCAGTTGCTGATGGATTGGTCGCCCACGCCCAGCGATTGCAGGGTTGTGATGGGGGCCGCATCCGGGTACATCCGGGCAAACTCGGCTTTTGTGATGTCTTCGGTGATAAAGCACCATTTGGCGTCTGCGCCAGTCGGGTCTTGGATCGTTGGGTCCATGTAGACGCTGAAACTGTTGCGCACACGGCCAATTTTGATGTCTTGGTCGAACGTTTTGTCGTCGCAGTACTCGGTCAACAGACGCAAGTAGCCTTCGCCGTAGGAAACTTGGTTTTCGCAGGCCGTATCGTAGGCCACATCGGCGTCCGAAATGTATTCGATGTGCCGAATCATGCCGTTGAAGATGTCTGCCACTTCAATGTCGGCATTGTCGTCCACAGGAATGACTTTAGCGCCTGGGCGGTTCTGTCGTTGGTCGTTTGTGACTTGGCGAACGTGCTGCGGCAGCTTGTTGATGGTCAGCGTGGGGCGTGCGTTGATCGTTTGACCCTGCACAGCGCCGCGAGTTGCCAAAACGTCAGCAGGCCACTGCCAGTGATTGTCTGGTGAGCCTGCATAAAACTTCAAGTCGTCGTTTTCGTCTTCACGCGACTCGGAAAGCGCAGAAACCGCCAAGTCGAGCCGTGCTCGGGCGGTTGCGAGAATATCAGATGCGCTTTTTTTGGGTTTGCCACCCTCCGCTACAGCAGCAGCGGCAACAATACCCGTGACATCAGCCATTCAGGACTCCTAATACGTGAGGCTCACGCATTACAACATAGTTTTTGCGGTCGTAGGTAAATTCCTGACCGACACCGAAGTATAGATGATCGCCAATTTTGAGTTCTTTGCACTCAGGACCGGCGGCAACCACGATGCCCGTTTCCATGTTCTCACCGGGCGGCAGCTCCAAAAACGCATGTTTTTCGACATCGCGCTCAATGATCAAGCAGTTCTGCATGGCTTTTAGGGTCATTTTTTCTTCTTTTCTGTTTCGCGTTTAACTGCATAACTTATGGCAACGGCCTGCTTCACAGGCTTACCCGCTTTGACTTCAGCGGCCACGTTCTTGCGAAACGCCTCGGGTGATTTCGACTTAACGAGTGGCATATCAGCTTCCCATCCATCCAGTTGATATTGCGCCGCGTTCGTGGACGACCCGGCGCTCGATTTTAGAATTGTACTCCCCACGGCTTGCCACGGGATACGCGAACGTCAACGCAATAGCGTCTGCGGCGTCTGGGGATGCGATGCCCCGCGCTTTCATGTCCTTTTTAGACTCCAAGAATATAGCCCCTTTGGAATCTGGCTTCATCATAGGTGAAATCAGATCGGTTTTCAAGAACCTATCATTTGGAATACTGGCCGACTTCAGCCATTCCCGCATATCACCCCAAATCTGCGCCCGCATATTACCGTACATCGCCGGGTTGCGCGACTTCCAGCCAAAGTTGACGCCCTTGATCTTAAACCGTTGCTCTTTAAGCCGGTCCACGATGCCCGCACCCAGACCGCCTTCGTCGATAAACACCATCGCTGGCTTGTATTCCTCAATCGCTTCGATCACATGCCCGACCACCGTCATCGTGTCGTCGCCCCTGTGCCTGATGATCTTCACGATGTCTCGTCCTTGCCGCACCGCCAGTACCGTGGCGTCAGCACCAAACCGCGCCGGGTCAACCCCTATCGTTATGGGCGCTGACGGGTCTTGGTACTTCACCCGTTTCATGGCATCGTCCACCACCAAGCTAGAGATGAACTGGTCATCCCCCGCGTTGGGAAACTCGCCGTAGACCTCAACGTGCGCCTGACTAGACTCCGGGCCGTATTCGTCGATGATCTGCTGGTACACCTGCTTGTCCGTGCCTTCGACTGTCCTAGCGTCCACGACCTTGGTCAGCCAAAACTCGCGCTTGCTGTGAAACGTCTCGTAAAAGTACCCCGTGTTGCGCCGGGGGTTGCTAAACGCCAGCCAAAAACGGTTGGGTGTGTTCTCTGTAAAGAAACCAGCCGTCACCGCCCAGATGGCGTCGTCAATGCCGCTTGCCTCATCAAAGATCACCATCACCCCGTCGAAGTTGTGTACGCCCGCGTAGGCGTCCGGGTTCTCAGCCGACCACAGCCGCCCCTCGACGCCCCAGTACCGCGTGCCTTTCTTCAAATCGCGCTCGACCAGTTCCGTCAGCCACTTGGCTGGCATCAGCCTGGTGGCCGACACCTCAAACCAATGCGAGTTCAGCGCCATCGCCAGCCACTTGGTAATCTCAGCCCAAGTGACGCTTCTGAGCTGACTTTCCGAGTTAGCCGACACGATGGTCGTCGAGCCGATCCGCGTGGACAGCATCCAAATCACAATCCAGCTAACCAGCGCAGACTTGCCGATACCCCGTCCGCACGAGACCGCGTGCCGCA